TTTCTTTGCTAATTGCGCCCAGTCGTGGGCTTTGATTTCAAAACTGTTGTGTCGGCACCAAAGCGCCCATTGCTGCGGGCGGCTCGCCACGCGCATAAACTCCCGCACAGGGTTTGCATGCCCAGCACTAGCAGCCAGCTCCACGAACCAAGCATTGTGCTCGCCGTCATCGGTGAAGTCCTCCAGCTCCGCATCCCAGTATACCTGACGCGCCAACAGAAAGACCTCCGGCGTCGAGTAGACCAAGCCGTGCGTGAGATGCCATCCGAGGGTTTCCTCGAAGGTCTCGTCCGTGACGTGGTTGTCGTGCCATTGCTTTGCGCGTTGCCATGGGGTCATCAGTGCATCGCAACCCAGTTGGTCCCATCGTAAACCGCCAGCTTCTTGAGCACCGAGTTGAAGTAGACATCGCCCTCTTCAGCGCCGGCCGGATCAGCGGCCAAAGGAACAAAGCGGAGTTGGCCGCCGGACTTGAGCGTCAACCGTTCGACGGAGTTGGCGGTGTAAAACCTCTGCTGCGCTACATTGAAGCCACTGCGCTCAATTTTGATGGCGGTCTCGGCGTCGTTATAGGCGTCATTGACCAAGCGCAGCTCAAGCGCCCCGCCGTTGTTGATGATGTCGCAGATCTTTTCGTTGGTGCCTTCGCCGGTGGACTCAAGGGCAATCCCCGCAAAGTCCGAAAGCGACACATGGATCATTTGCGAAGGCGAAGATTCGTTGACTCCGATATATCCATTGGAAGCAACGCGCAGGCGCTCGACGCCGCTAGTCTCGACAGCAACAGTATCGGCTGCGGGAAACCTTACGCATGTATTCGTGTCGCCGGAGTGAATCACTTTGTCTGCAATGGTCAGGTCGCTTGCAGCGGTAATTGCTCCAGTGACCGACAATGTGGAAGACAGCGTTGCCGCCCCCGAAACGGTGACGGTGGATGCGGTTATGGACCCAGCCGAAAAGTTGCCGCTGGCGTCGCGCGCCACAATCGCATTGGCAGTATTGGCGCTGGTCGCAGTCGTGGCCGAGTTGGCAACCTTGCCACCGGTGCTGATCGTCGCCAGCTTCGTGTCGTTGATGTTGGCCGCGTTGGCGATGTCCGCATCGACAACGCTGAGGTTGGTGATGTTGTCCGAGTTGACCGTCACGGTGGAGGGCAGCGCACCGGCCGCCAGCTTGGTCAGCGGCAGCGAGCTATTGGCAATGCGGTCCACCGACAGCGTGCCGGTCGTCACCTTGCCGGCGTCCACGGCGGCGATCTTGATATTGGTGATCGCGCCATCGGCGATGTCTCCTGTGGCGATGTTGCTGATGGTGGCCGAGTCAACTAGCTGGTTGAGGTTTGTTTCTGTCACGACTTGGCCAGATGCGAATGTGTAACCTTTTGTGATTGTTGCCATATTGTTGTTCTAATTTTTAAGCTGCGTTGCGAGTTTCGGTCTGAGGAAGGCTGGCTAATGCCGCTTCAATGCTGACATTGCGGATCTCGGGCCTCCCCGCTGTTGTGCGAAAAACAAGTTCTGCGTAATGCGCCTTGCGCCGGATTGGCTGCTTGAGTGTGTAGTCCTCGCGCAGCCCGCTGTCGTTGGTCTGGCCCAACACTAATTGCTCATCGAAGTCTGGATTGAAGGTTTCGCAATCAATCCGCAACGACGCCTTGTCTTCCAAGGCGACATCACTAAGCGCTCTTAGAAACCGCTTGCTGTGCATGCTGCCCATGCCGTAGCGGCGCGTGCGAATAAGTCCGTTGACGGTCCCGTTGTAATCGGCAATCGACGGGTCTGGCGCATCATCTCCGAGGTTATTTTCTTCAAGCATGAACAGCGTCCCCGCTTGGCTGGCAAGCATGACGCGGCGGCGGTTGCCGACCGTAGCGACCAGAACGTTGTCGGCGCCGAAGCCATAGGTGTCACGGCTTTCCCATGATTCGTTGAGCGCCGAGTAAATAAATAGCCAAGCCTTTGGAGACTTTCCGCGCTCTTGCGGCACGGCCAGCCAGTAGCGGTTGTCATACCATAGTCCGATTGAGTTGCTGAAGGCGTTGGGGTCGATGCCTTGCAGTTGGTCAGCGATGGCATCCGAGAGCGGCTTGGTGTCGCCGCGCAGCTTGAGATCCAACCGCGCATCCAGCCGGTAGACACCGCTGTCCGAAAGAAAGTAAACGTATTGACCGGCCGTTTGAATGCTGGCCCGCGCCGCACAACCCACCTCGTCGGTTAGCAACTCCAGCTTGGAGAGCGGCGTGTCCACGGCAAAGTCGCTGCCATCGGTTGAGGAGAACTGGTTGACCGTGGCCAGCCAGATGCTTTTGCGCATGAAGACCAAGAACGATCCTTCGACCCAAGGATGCACGCCGACCAGAAAGTCGTTGCTGCCCTGGTTTGCGCGGAAGCTCTGGAAGAAGGGGTCGTAGGTATTGGAATCGCCCCAGTCGCTGATGAGCACGCTGTCGCGTCCACTCGGGATAATCAGCCGACCGTTGTGGTAAGTGGCCCACGCAACCGAGGGCATAGTGACAAAGGAAGCACCGGCCGCTGGCACGCCCGCGGGCGACTTTACGAAGTTGTTGGACGGGTCGAGATCCCAGTAAAGAGGTGCCTTTACTCGGCGCACTTTTGTGGTGGTCGCCAAATCGGTCGCCGTGCCGCTGGGGACCGTAATCTGAAATGCGTTAGTCGTCAGGCCGCTGGACAAGACATCGTATTCGTGGCCATCGAAAGCCGCCACTGATCCGTTGGTGATGCGCACGCGGTTGCCGGCGGAATACCCGTGGCCGCTCACGTTGACCGTGGCGGTCGTTCCGCTCACGGTAATGCCCGAGGCTGTCACGCCTTGGCTTGTCCAGCCTGCCCGTGTGGTGTCGGCCTCGCGCAGCAGGTAAAGCCGGTTGAACGCCTGCACCATCGAAACTCTGTCGCTGACTTCCACCGACTCGCCGGCCGGATAGGTCAGCGTGTCGCCAAGCGCGGTCGCCAGCATTTCAAAGCCGTCATGCGTAAGAATCTCCTCGTTGGGATTCACGCCGTCCGTCGCCATGATGACGCCACCGGACCATGTCTCACTGAAGTCGCTGGATTCGTCGAGCGTGACGACATAGGCGACACTCGGAGCTGCCAGCACGACAACCTCAAAGCTGTTGACCGCGTCCGGAGAGCGGACCACCGCCGAGGCAAAGACACCGCCCTCGTAGACGCTGCGGACGGTAGGCGACGCTGCCAAGCTAAACGGAATGGTCAGCGGCGCAAAACTCGGAGAAATGCCAGACGCCATCCGCTTGGCGCCCTTGCGCGTCTGGGCAAGCCCGCGATCAAGGCGGATGTTGTCCGCCTGCTGGAGCATGCCAGCGGGCAGAGTGATCGGATTGAGTCGGCTGGCATAGCCGACAAATCCCGCATCACCATCGCGCGCAACTGGAGATTCCAACGCCATCTACTCGCTGGCCTCCTTTTGTGTGACCTCAATCTCGGCCAAAAAGGCGTTGAGCTTGCCAGCGGCAAACTCCAACAGCAGCAGGTTGCCGCTCGCCTTGGCGGCGGCATACGCTTCGATCAGTTTGGCGAGTTGGTCTTTCATTCGTTGATGCCCAACCACACAAGCCAGCGCTGGTATTCGTTCTCGGCAAGCGGCTCAAAATCTGGCGCCTCTTCGCCTTCGTTGGCGTGCAGCGTGAAGGTTCTCTCGGCGACCGGACTGCTGAACTGGTAGGTGGCCGACGTGTTTGTGGAGTCGATCAGGGTCTTCATTATGTTGCGTAGTAAGGGATCTTGCGGCTCGTGCCGTTGATGGAGACGACGAGGTATCCGGCGGCCAGAGCGGGCAGCGTCGATCCGCCAGAAGTTGTCGATGCGGTCGTTGAGGTGCTTGCGCTGGCCAGAGTCAAATCGCCTACCACATGAAGTTTGCTTGAGGCCGTTACGTTGCCGATGGCGACATTTCCATTGCGGATGGCCGTGCTATCAACCGTTGTGCCGGTTCGGTCTACCGTGAGCACTTGCGATGCAGATGTGTAAGCGTCGTTGACCACTCGGAATGAAAACGTCTCACCGCCCACTAGAATGTCCCAGTTCGCATTGTCTGCCGAGGCATCGCTTTCATTCAGCGTGAGAGTTGGCGATGTGCTGCTGATTTCCAGAGTGCCGCGCGGCGATGTGGTGCCAATTCCGATGTTCCCGCCGCTAACGATCCGCATGCGCTCGGTGTTGTTGGTGCTAAGGGTAATCGCTCCCGCCGACTGCTGGTTGACAATCAACAGGTTGTTGCTGCTGCCCAAAATATAAGCCGACCGGAACGCATCCACATCGCCCGTGCGGCCGAGGTCGATCTGAAAGTTGCTTGAACCACTAACGCCGACCCTCAGCGGGCCAGTCATGTCCACACGGTAAGAGGCATTGGCCGCATTGCCGACGCCGAGGCGTCCGGTAGTCTGCACGTCTTGGCTGCCGAAGTCTGGGGCAATCTTGGTGCCAGCGATGGCGGCCGTTGCCGAGATTGACGTGTTGGTGATGCCCGCCAGCACTTCGAGTTTCGTGGCGCGCTTGGTGACGCCGGACTGCTGGACGATTAGCTCGTCGCTGTCGCCGACTGATGTGGCGTCGGTTAGTTGTGAGATTGTTTTGGCCATGTTAGGCGATGTCCTTTCTGGGTTGGGTTAAAACGTAGGAGACGGTCTTCGCGTTATTGCGCTTGAGTTCGGCCTCAACGAGCATGATGAAGGCCGGCCATTGGGCAGGCGGAATCGTCTGGCAGCCTTCGCTGCTCACGCTGCGGCTGCTTCCCTTGTGGATGTTAATGCCAAACCATCCGGTCTCATCTTGCCCGCCGTCGCGGCTGACGGTGACTGGACCGCCTTGCACCAAAGCCCTGTAAGGGTTGCCGCTCCGAATGCCGTGCTTGCCCAGCTTGTAGCGCCAGACGCCTTGCTTGAGGCTGGCGTATCCTTTGCGAACCTTGGGATTGATGCCGTAGCGGGCGGGATCGACGTTGGCGTTGAAGGCAACGTGGGCGTTGGGCGAGACAAGGATGATGGCGTCGTCATAGATTCCACGGTCCTGTCGGCCCTTCGCCCCCATCGAATCGCGGTAGTAGCCGCGAATGCCGACCAAGCACACCGGATCACTGACACCGGCGCTCTTTAGCTGGCGCTCGGTATCAATCCGTTTCTGCTGTGGTCGGTTTTTAGGGATCATCGCGGGTTGGCTAGTTCAGTGGCGGCGGCTTCAACGGTCACGGGGCCGACATAGCCGTCGAGCTTGAGGTGCTGACCGCGTCCGTGTGTGTTGAGAAGCGCTTGGATCTGGCGGCCGTAGTCTTTGAGGATGTTCGCGGGCAGCTTGGTGACGATCACGTCGATGATGCCCCAGATGATGCCGGCAACTACCGCCTCGTTGAGACCAAGAGCGCGGACATCGAAGCCGCTTTTGGTGGCGAGGTAGGTGATAGCAGCAGCAGCGGCAGCCGTGACGAGCTTTTGCAGGATCGGGCCGCCGCGACTAAGCAGCAGGCGGACGAGTTGTCGTTCTAGGAAGTTTTTCATTGTTCGGGCTTTCTCCACTCCTTGTAGGACTGGTAGAGGTTGTTGATGTTGGGAACGTAGGTGATCATCACCTTGATCGACCCCCAGTCGCCCGCCTGCGTCTTCTCGCCGTCCACCGGCGGAAGAGGAATGGTCACGCATCCACCAAGGATGAGCGCGATGGCCAAGCCGAAGGCGAACTGCGGGCGGCATTTCATTAGAGGCGGGCGTTGTTGTCCTTGGCCTGCACCAAGCCCCAGCCAGCGAGGATCGAGGTGACGATCAGCCCGAGGTCGGGCAGTGCGTCAGTGGCGAGGTATTCCTTGGCTCCGGTGGCGATGGCGATGATAATGGTCAGCACGCCGATGGTCGTTGTTTTCCAGTTTCTCATTTGTCTGCTTTCTGTTTCTTGCGGAGGTCGTGAAGGACCGAAATTAAAGTGACCACGCCGACCGCCAGACCGACGCACAGGCCGGCGACTCGGAGGTAGACTTCGAGCTGCGAAACCAGCGAGACAGCCGCCGAGCCGATGCTGGCAAACGTCCCCAGCGCCCCGCGCTCAACCGTGCTCATGTGGGCTTGCAGCAGACTCATGGCTACTTGCGGTAGGCGATGACCGTGCCGCTGTGCAGCTTGACGGCGCTGAAGAAGCCGTCGAGGGTCGTGCCTGCTTTGATGAGCGCGGCGCTGGCCTCGGTGGCGTTCGCGGCGCCGGTGAGGTTGCCGGTGAGCGTGTGGAACTTGGTGTCGGTCATCACGTCGATGGAGACGATGTCAGCGGTGACGGTGTTGGTGTCGCCGATGAATTGGCTGCCGGACGTGCGGTTGGTGATGCGGGTATTCGGGTGCATAATTTAGTATTGGTTGACGCGGGCGGTCCACATGCTGGGCCGCCCTTGCTGGAAATAATATTTGTCGCGCTGCGAGATCAGCTCGGACTCGGCCATCTGTTCCATGGCGAGTGCTTTGTCGAGCTGGCCGTCCTCTTGGAGCAAATCTGCACTCAGCATCAGACCGACTGCTTTTGCTATGACGGCGGGCACGGTCGCGGAGAGGTTGCTTGCTGAGTATTCGGTCGGGCGGATGCGGTAGTTGACCCAGACGGTGGTTGGCAGGTCGGTGCTTTGCGGGAAGCGGACGTTGTCGCCGAGGAGGGTGTAGCCAATCTGGCGGGGCGCAACGTGGGTTGCAGGGTTGTCGCGGAGGACGGAAAATACCTCTCCCATCACTTGCTGGCCCACCTGCTCGTAAGGAATGAAGTAGCCGGTCGTGTCGTTGCCTTCGACGGTGCGTTCTTCGACGCGCATGAGTTCTGGCCAGTCCGCCCATTCCCAGCAGTCGGCGATGCGCTCGTTGGCGGCGGCGGTCATCATGGTTCTTGCGCCGGATGGGATGGCGTCGATGGTGCTGGCGTCGTTGCCGACACGTTGCCAAGCGCGGAGGAGGATGCTTTGTAGAGTTACGGTCCTCATTGTTCGTTTAATGACGCCACAGCCTCCGCACTCGCCTCTTCAAAGCTCGCCTGCGGCACGCCGAAAGACTCCGCTGGTGCGAGTGTCGGGGATGCGGCCCATGAAAGCATGACGCCCTCAAGCCACTGCTTCG